ACTTACGACCCATATCTTCCAAAGACTTGTCTTTGAACCAAGGACGAACCTCAGTAAGAATTGGACATGTCTCGCCCCACATTTCCATACAAGGAACTTGCACAGTTACGGGCTTGGAATTTGCTTCACCTTTCACTCCGGCGAAAGGCAATTTGATCATTGCACGTTCAATCCAGAAGAAAGTGTTATTTGGATCAGCGTCAGGCAAGAAACGAACCGTTGCGGTTTGTCCTTCTGCGATGTTCCAATGGGGGTAAATTGCGTTGTCTCCACCTGCCGAGCCGCCGGTGTTTTGTTGAGATGATGCTTGAAGTTTTGCTCTAATTTCTGCTAACGTTGCCATAATGTTTTTCCTTAATGTTGATTTATTATGCCTCTTCTTTAAAGCCCACTGACTAAAAAGAAAAACTGTGCATAGCGTTAACTATACACAGTTTTATTTATCACTGCAACCCCTAATGGAGATTTTTTTACGTGGGTTCTGCCAATAAATGGTAATGTAAATCATACATTTCAAGACCAGTATGTTTACCATCGAACACTCTATTTGGCTCTCCTCGATACCCTGAGAACTTGTTTTCAGTTACTACATAGCCCTGTTCATTTAAGAAATTTACCACTTCTTCATACTTGTTTTCATCGAAGTACATGTGGAAATGAAACTCAATGGCCAGTGTTGGTTTGAACTTGCTGATGAATTCTTTGCCGCCTAAGATAACGTCTAAGTCACTGCCTTCGGTGTCAATTTTTACAAGAATATTGTCGCCTACATTTGCTTCGGACGCTAAACTGTCCAGTGTTATGGTCTTGATTCCTTCTTCGGTACGATCAATTGTTTCGTATAAATCTTTACCAAATACTGTAAATTGTCCTGAATCTGCAGACGGAGTAGAAATTGATTTTACCTGATCTAACTCATTTGAGCAAATATTCTTTAAGAATTTTACCTTATTTTGTTGATCATTTATTTTGATTTTTGCAGCATCTAGTGCTTCAGTTGACGGCTCAATAAAGATAATTTTGGAGTAATCATCGTATAACTGCGATGACCACATACCTACATTTCCACCAATATCGATGAATAAATCCCCTTGGAAATCGTATTCAAACGTTTCGATTTTTTTTAACATTGCAACCTCATTAGCTAATCAATTAATTATCTATTAAGGTTGCTATGACTTAAATTCTTGAAAGGCCTGCTAATTTTTTAATAGCTTCGAATTGCATAGTAGCTTCTTGCTGACTACGCATTGCTTCAGTTTTAGCCTGCATCTCTTCAACATACTTCTCAACTAGTTTACCAACATGGTCACCAAATTGTTTACCGGCCATAATGCCTAGCTCGGTTGGGCCTTTACGCCATTCGCCTAACCCTTGTTCGGCGGCGTGCTTATTATAGAAAGGTTTAATAAACTCAACAATTTCTTTCATTGAAGGAGTATGTCCTTTTGGCTTACTTTCAGAATTTTCCATGTCTTCACCTTCTTCAGGTGCTACACTGTGTTCTTGACCCATGTTGCCTAATTCACCTAATGTGTCTGAAATAAAATCTTCATCGTAGCTGATCATATATCTTGCCTGTTTCGGACTCATATCTAATTCTTTTACTAGAATCATTCCGATTGCACTAATTAAATCATTTTCTTTAGCTGCATCATATTTGATACCTTTATCGAATAGAATTTTTGCAACTTGATAGCTTGTTCTATCTTCTGGTGATTCAGCGACTGGTTGCTCTGCTGGAGGCATTTCGGCAGGCGGTGCTGCTGGCGGCATTTCGGCTGGTGCCGGGGCAGGTTCTGGAGCTGCTTGCTGTCCACTTAGTTCTTGTGCAGCCTCTGGATCATCTTTCATTAACCAAGATAAAATAGTGCTCTTAGGATCACCTTCTGGGTTTAACTGTGCGGCTGCTGTTAATGCATTTTCTAATGCATCATTGAACACTCCAATACCTTGCAGAGCTTCAATAGCACCGGTTGCATCTGGACCACCAAATGTTAAACCGCTGTCTAATAGATCCTTCAATGCCATGATAGTATCAGGCTCTAATGTGCCTTCAGATACAGAAGTTGCCCAAGACTCAAACGCAGCAAAGTCATCAACTGGTGCTGTTTCTTCGCTGATATCTTCTTCAACTTCTCCAAAACTTTCAAGATCAATTTCACTTGTTTCTTGCATAATTTTGTGGATCAATGGGAAGTATTGTGCTAAGTCTTCTTTAAAGTTCTTAACAGTAAACTTGCTTTTATAATCTTCCATAG